GTATGTTTTACCGACGACCCGACTGGATTGGATCCAATTGTTGTTCCTTGGCCGTTGCCAGATGATATAGAAGGTCACTGGTATAAGGTTTGGATGTTCAGTCAACGAGGGTTTGGTGATGTTCTTTATCTGGATCTAGATATTCGCATTCAAAATAATATTGATCATCTATGGAAATACCTTGACATTCACCCGACAATAGCGTATACTTATTGGAAGGATAGAGGGTTTCCTGATCATGTTGGAGAGACTCATGGTATGCGCTACTTGAGCAATTACAACTCAAGTGTGATGATGTGGAAAGATGGAACTGTTCATCATATATGGGAACACTTCCAAACAGATCCTGATTACTACATGGTTAAATACTTTGGCGATGATAGATTTCTGTGGCACGAAGATTTTAGATTTAATTACTTTCCACAAGGCGAGTTGTATTCATTCGTCTACGGTGCAGATTACTATGAAATAGATGACGATAATAAATCTTTTGTGTATCGTCCAAGATATACTATAGCATTACTAAATGGATTAGACCAGTTTCCTGGAGCAGATAAAAAGTATGATGAACTTCGTATGTATTAAGTGGGGTGATAAGTATCCCGCCAAATATGTGAATAATCTTTATAACATGGTAAAGAAGAACTACACCAACCTGTTCACATTCACGTGTTATACTGATGATACCGATGGTTTAATTTGCGATACTGCACCAATACCCGATGATGGTATCCTGCATCCAAAATATTGGTTTGGTAAAGAAACATTCTGTTTCGATCGAGCAAAGTTCTCAGTATTTAATTCACACAACTGGTTAGGATACGTAGGTAACTGGTGCTACTTTGATCTTGATGTTGTCATTCAAGATAATATAAATGACATAGAATTATTAGCACAAAAACCCAGAATTATCCACAGTCGTTGGCAACCTAAATCGCAGATACATGATAGATTGTTTATTGATATGCGAGGAACCTTCTATAATTCTAGTATGATGTTGTGGCCAGGTAAATCATGTGAACACATTTATAAAGATGTAATAGAACACACCGAAATAATTTTTAAGACATACATCAAAGGTAGCGACAATTATCATTACTGGCGTCAGAGAGATTTCTGGAAAGATATTCCAGGTGGATGGATATATTCTTGGAACAGAGGTAAGCATTATCCTGATGATATAAAGAAATTTATATACAGAGAAGATGCCAAGATTTGTTTATTCAATACGGATAATGTCCCACATCCCAGCGCGAAAGAGCAAATTAAATTGACAGAATGCACAGATACAAATATTATCAGATTGTGGAATTGTAATGAGAGTTAATTACGTCTGCTGCAAATGGGGGACGAAATACTCGGCGGAGTTTGTCAATCGACTTTATAGAATGGCAAAGAAGCATACTCCAGACAATTTTGAGTTTCATTTCTATTGCTATACAGATAACAGCGAGGGATTCGATGAAGAAATTAAGGTCATCGACTTCCCAGACATTCCCGACATCCATCCGAAATATTGGTTTGGTTCTGAAGATTTCAAATACGGCATGGCACGTTGTTGGGACAGACCGAAGACGTTTATCTTCAATACACACAACTTCGCAGACGATAAACCCGCTGGAAGGTTTGTCTTTTTCGACCTTGATGTAATTATTCAGAACGACTTATCGCCAATCATCACTTACGATCTAGAGAATCCTACTAAGTTACGTTCTTGGTGGCAAGACCCTCGTCCGATGAAGTCGCGTAATTTCAAGTTATCCCATGGTGCATATACCAATGGCAGTTGTATGGTGTGGTCAGATGATCAGACGGAATGTATATGGCAGGATGTTTTAGAACATCAAGAGCGTATCTGGTTTACATTTACAGATGGTACAGACAACTATCATAGTTGGCGATGGGGAGAATTTAGCAATACTCCTCTGTGGAAACATTTTCCAAACACCTTTGCTTACTCATACAATCGTGGGCGTGACTGGCATGAAGGTGATTTGCAAGTCGGCATATATAGAAAGGACTGTATTCTTTGTGTGTTTAACGTGGACTTGCTACCATTTAAAGACGACCGCAGAGGAAAAGTGAAACAGGAGTCTCTAGTGGATCCAGATTTATTAGAACATTGGAATGTTTGATGCTTAATATTTACACCGTAAAGTGGGGAACCAAATATAGTTCTGATCATGTCAATAAAATACTTGAGCAATGTAAGCAGCATATTACTACTGAGTTTAATTTTTATTGCCTGACAGAAGAAACAAAAGATCTTGATCCAGAAGTTATTGTTATTCCTCTACCAGAAGATAACTACTATGAAAAATGGTGGAACAAATTATACTTGTTTGAGAAACAAGTTGTAGCACAACAAGGAGAAAAACTATTTCTCGATTTAGATATTGTGGTTCAACAAAATATTGATTGTGTTGTAAATCACGATCCAAAAGATAGTCTAACGTTTGTTCGCACTCACTGGCACGATCTAAAGAAAATGAAAGAAGATACGAAGGATGCTCCTCGTATGTATACCGATTTAAATTCAAGTGTATTAAGATGGAATGATAATCTAGACGTTGATAAAATAACCAAGTTCGTTAGAGATTATGCCGATCAAATGTTTTTTTATTATCGTGGTCTGGATAATCTATTTGGTCATCAGAGAGAACGCCTATTAGAGATTAATTTTTTCCCAGATGGTTGGGTTTACAGTTACAACTACGGATACATGTGGCCAATCGATACCAGAGAACGAGTTATCAGACCAGAACCACTAATTTGCTTATATGATTCAATGGAAAGACCACAAGATGTTAAATTATAATTACTTGAATAACTATCGTTACTGGGGCGAAGGATTAGATAAAATCAATCACGAACTACCATGGAAGCACGAAGATTTTCGTAAATCGTTAAATCCGAATACGATGGACGCTGCTATTTGGTTAGTTGAAGAACTAAAGAGAATACAAGACATCCCCGAAGAATTGAATATTACAATTTTAAATTCGTGGTTGGGATTTCCACTTGTTCCATTACTCTGCGAAAATTTGAATGTCAAGAAGATTAATTTAATCGACATTGATAAGGATGCGTTGGAATTATCAAAAGTATTCAATCGATTTTATAGCGATGGTGGTATAGAGTTAGACCACATCAACTGGGATGTTCCTTTCGCATATCATGATATAAATGCATTAGAAACTGATGTAGTAATTTCTATCGGGTGTGAGACAATGTATCCCCTAAAGAAAATGACCACAGCAAACCCAGATTGTATCTTTGCTTGTCAGTCATCAAATGTTTTTAGAGAGATGTATGGTATCAATTGCGTTCCAACAATCGAAGAGCATGTCGAGAATGTGGGCGTAACTGATGTCAGATACAACGGACAAATAGAACAATCATATTGGTCTTGGGATGGTAAAGTAACCTTTGATCGTTTCATGGTAATAGGGAAGAAATAATATGGCAAGAGCAAGAGTCGTCGCACCACCACCGCAAGATTATATTCCAGAACCTTTAGTATCAGCACCACCTCCGCCCGAGGAAGTGGTCGCGGAAGAATGGATAGATGGAAACTTCCAAGAAGAAATTGTCGAAGTTGAGATTATTGAACCTTCCCAAGAAGAACTTGATAGAGAAAAAATTGCACAGGAAAAGCACGAAGAATTGCAGAGACAAAAACTTGCCGTAGTAGAAGATGCGAGAGTAGCAGAAGAAACAATCGCACGAGCAAAAGAGATTTTAGAAAATCCGCCAGTCGTAATTGAGACAGTAATCGAAACAGTCGTAGAAACTGTTCATGTTACAGATCCAAAATTAGTCGAAGAACTGCAAATTCTCAAAGAAGCAAATGAAAAACTCACCAAAGAAAATGATGCAGCAGTAAGAGCAAAAGAAGAACAAATTGTAAAAGCGCGACAACAGGCAACCGACCAGAAAGGCAGTCAGTTGAATATGGTTGAAGCAAGAAAACCTTCTTTGCTTAGTAAAATAAAAGATTTCTTAAGACGGAGAAGAATTAAACTTGCTACCGTTCCTCGTGCAAACTATGAACAAGCAATCATCAACCAAGCAATGGTTGCTGTTCCGAAAATGTTGGATACAATTGAAACGATGCACGAAAGTTTAACTGTTCTCGAAGAACTACTAGCAAAACATAAAGAGCGCGAAAAGATCAAGAAAAGTGAGAAGCATCCTCGCCACTAATATCTTCGATCATTGACCGCCAGATTTCTAGATGCGGTACAACATATCCTAGTGTCAATCTCTTTGCAGTATTACCGCAGCAATGGTAGACAATTTTATTCGGATCGTTACGATCACCGAAATGACCAACCTTGCATGACCAACCGATAGGATCGACCATAGTTACGATTTCCTTTGTAACTGGATCCAAGTAACGGAAGTATCCACCATTTTCTTCTGTATTATATGTAATTAGAATATTGTATCCTGATGCGTTCCAGTTAGTATGCCAACCCATGAAACCATCTTCAGGATAATAAGTAAACACCGCATTGTTTCTTGCGCCAAGATAACTCATTATTTCAGAATTCGTTGCTTGCTGTCTTTTACCATATTCGGAAGGAAACCATGGTTGCCCATGTGCCTGTGACATGTCAGTACACCATGCGACATCAGGAAACCCAACATGCTTCTCGCCCTTACCCACGATATGATTTAGATATTGTTCATCAGTAGCAGTATCAACTGTCAATCCACCTTTACGCTTTTCTTGGTGCTCTTGTGGACCCAATACGAGATGTTGATCATTTTGGGCGAAAAACCATTCTGTGAATGGTTCTAGAATATCACTTAGTTCTTTAGAAACTGAATTTGTAAATTGTAGCATGTGTGTCCTGTTTAACTTAATAAAGAATGCGGAATTGTGTAATGATAAATCACTACTGGTTGACCCTGTAATTCTTCTTTTTTATATCCAGAAACAAAGTTCCATCTGGCATCTGGATCAGGGAATCTAGCAGTTTTGACACCAAAGTCGAAATGATTTAGGAGTCTCCACATTGTAAATGTATCCCATTGCAATGCAGATTCAGGATAATGTTTGCGATCCCATCCTGGTTTATTCTGTTCCCAATATTCATCATACCATGCACGCATTAGTTTTAATGTTTGTTCATTGTTTCGATAGACGAACAACCCACAGTGCTCAGTCATTTCTTCTGTGTCAGATAACTTAGTCAGCGCTGCGTTATATGGACGATTGGCAGTAAAGATGACATCTACATCTTCTGGAATCTGATCGAAAATCTTTTGGATATCTTCATGTTCAACTTCCATGTCACAATCCATGTAGGTTGTTAAGTCATACGGAGTTTGATCAAGCGCCCAAAGTTTCGCTCGTTTATCTCTTGGGACATTCTCAGTTACAATTGTGTCGAAGATTTCATAATCATCTGGTTGAACCCATTCCTCATGCGTGAAGAATGTTATTTTTGCATCAGGATAAAAATCGCGTAGAGATATAGCAGAATTTTTCGCCGCTCTATAGTAACCTTTTCTTACTGTTGCTACGTAGAGAAAACCATTATTCTGCATCAACTGCTTCTCGTACGATAGCAGTATTTGCTTCTTCCTGTTGTAGAAGAATTACCGTGTACGCAGTAACTTCCATAATATTCTTTGCTTTACGAATCTTAGACTTCAACTCACGATTCTTAGAAGACTTGATCAAATCGATTTCGAAGGCGTCTAGTTTCGCAGCGAACAGTTGCTCTTGCTGCATGCGAGTCTTGTCAACCTTCTGTCGTTCAATGTTATGCTTGATATGTTGGTTGCGGTCATCAAACCGTTTCTTAGTATTCGCATCAATCTGCTCAACACTATATTTCTGCAACAATTCATCATAGTCTCGATTAGTACCATCGTTCATGATTGATGCAGTTGCTCGCTTACCCGTATCAGGATAAACGAACTCTGCGATGACATGTTGCTTTTCTTTATTTGCCCAGTAAGGATTTTCAATAGTGCGCGTATTACTCATTCAAATCTCCATTAAAAAATAAACTCTCATTATTATATATACGCGATTTTATGCCAAAAGTCAAGGGTTTTTATGCTGTGCGAACCCAAAGTTTTATTGTTGAAACCGTTTCTTTGGTTTCAAGCACTGTTGCGCCAGAGAAGTTGCTAGTGTAGGATCCAGTAAAGTTTCCAACATAGTTGCCCGAATAGTTTCTAGAACCAGCATAGAACCCTGTGTAACTTCCTGTAAAGGATCCAGTGTAAGTGCCAGTATATGTTGCTGTTCCTGCGTAGTTACCAGAGAAGAATCCAGTATATGTCCCCGTGTATGAAGGACCAGAATATGTTGCTGGACCTGTATAAAATCCAGTAAAGTTCCCGCCATATGTCCCAGAATATGCTGCAGTACCGACATAGTTACCGCTGAATGTTCCAGTATAAAATCCAGTAAAGTTACCCAAATAGTTACCTACGAAATTACCGCCAACGAATCCACCGAAGAATCGTGTATATGTCCCCGAGAAGTTTCTTGAATATGTCCCCGAGAAGGCACTTGAATATGCTCCAGTATATGCAGCACCGCCGACATATTGACCGATATAATTTCCGCTGAAACCTTGCGAGTAATTCCCAGAATAGTTTGCTGGTCCAACATAACCGCCACTAAAGTTATTTGCGAATGCCCCAGAATATGCTCCCTCATAGTTTCCAGAATAATTTCTAGATCCAGAGAATGATCCAGCATAACCACCTGTAAAGTTACCCAGATAGTTTTGTGGTGATACTTCTTCACGAGTATCTGCAAACTCACTACCGAGATCGACCCATGTTCCACCAGAAACAGGGGCAGATGATTGAACCTTATATGTTCCGATTCCGCTGTCAATAATTCTGTTGCGGAAATTCGGCAGCATCTGTAGAATTTCACCAGAAGACATTTCCTTGACATCTTTGGTATTGATTAGTTTTAGTGGCTTTAGGTTGGAGTCCGACAGTGTAGTCGCAGCAGTTTTCTGCCACAGATATGTAGTAGTGTTACCACCATTGGCAACATCTGTTAGGGTATAACGCGAAACCCAAGTGCCACCTGACGGAGCAGTTGGTTGTAGTTTATATTGCCCTGCAGTGTAGGTGGTCTCGGTGATCATCGCATTGATAGCATAATCCAGAATCTCGGTGTCAATCTGCTCATCTGTCAGTTCTTTGATACCAGCATCGTATTTTAATGGACGATTAGTAATATTTTCTGACGCTGCAGCAGTAACCTGCTTTGCAGTATATGTAACCGTATCAACATCACCAGTTGCTGGGTGTGTTCCTGTTGCTTCTGTTCGATCCGTGTCGACGAATGTTCCGATTGAAGTACCAGATCCACTGTTGTTTGTTGTGATGTTGATTTCTGCAGTACCAGTACCATCAGCATTCGCGCCAAAAGAAACTGTCAGAGTCTGTGCAATATAATTTTTCACCTCATTGACAGACATCTGCTGTAGTCCCTGCCAGTTTACGGCAGAAACAGGTGTTGCTGAGGATTTATTTCTTAAAACCATGTTTATGCTGTCCTTATCCATAACTTAACAGTTGAAACTGTTTCTTTGGATGCTTGAATTGTTGCCCCTGAATAGTTTCCGGAAAATGTTCCGCTGAAGTTATTTAGGTAAGATCCTGAATAAGTTCCAGTATAATTTCCTCCCGAAGAATAACTACCAGTATAATTACCAGTATAATTCGGTGTAGTTCCACCTGGAATCGAATAAAATCCAGTATAGTTTGCTGGACCTGTGAAGAATCCAGTATAGGTTCCTCCTGGACCTGTAAAGAATCCAGTATAGTTTGCTGGACCTGTATAAAATCCAGTATAGTTTGCTGGACCTACGAAATTTCCAGGTGTCGGTCCACCTGGACCAGCATAGAATCCTTCGAAGTACCCCACGTATGATCCAGCATAGTTCCTTGAACCAGAGTAGAAATTAGATATTCCTGGACCTGCATAAGATCCTGCATAGTTTCCAGCATAGTTTCTAGAACCTGCGAAGAACCCAGTATAATTTACATTCGGTGCTGCATAGAATCCAGCATATGCCTGCGGTGGACCTGCGTAAAAACCTTCGAACATTTCACCTGGTTCATTATTTGGAATTATAGGTAGATCATAAAATCCAGAATAGTTGAGACCAGGACCTGTATAATACCCAATAAAATTGGGCGGTTCAGGCGACAAGAAGTTCCCCTCATAGTTGCCAGCATAGTTTCTAGAACCTGCATAAAATCCAGTGTAATTTGTTCCAGGAACAGTGCTTTCATAAGTACCAGCATAGTTTCTAGATCCTGCGAAACTACTTGTGTATGTTCCAGAATATGCTATAGGAGAATCTTCGATTATGCCCGAATATGTAGCTGTACCTAGATAATTTCCTGCGTATTGTGCAGTTCCTGAAAATGCTCCGCTGTAGTTTGTTGGTCCAGAAAAATTGTTTGAGTATGCAGCAGTACCAGAGTAAACTCCTGTGTATGCAGAAAAACTAGTGGTGCCAGAATATGTTCCTGTATAATTACCCGTGTAATTCAACAAACCACCGAAATTGCCTGTGTAGAATCCAGTAAAGTTACCAGTAAAGTTGCCTATGTAATTTCCTGCATAGTTCTGTGGTGTTACTTCTTCGCGAGTATCTGTGAATGTGTTACCTGTTTGAATCCAAGTGCCGCCACTAGGCGCATCTGATTGGATTTTATATGTCCCGATACCTGTTTCAATAATTCTATTTCTAAAGACTGGAAGCATCTGTTCGATTTCTGCTTCAGTCATCTGCTTGCAGTTACTGCCATTAAACAATTTTAGTGGCGTAAGATCTACTGTTGGTGCTGAAGATGCAACTGTTTTCTGCCACAGATATGTTACAGTGTTTCCGCCTTGCGCTGTATCTGTTAATGTATACCGCGAAACCCAAGTTCCGCCTGATGGCGCAGTTGCTTGGAGTTTATATTGCCCAGCAGTATATGTTGATTCGGCAACCATTGCCTCAACACAGAGATCCATTGTACTATCAATGTCACCATCTACCATTTCTTCTAGACGAGAATCCCATGCTAATGGTCTGTTAGTAATACTTTCCACTGCAGCAGCAGTAACCTGTTTGGCAGTGTATGTCGTCGTGGTAACTGCACCAGTAGCAGGATGCGTTCCGATAGATTCGGTTCTTGTCGTATCGACGAATGTTCCGATTGAAGTACCAGACCCACTGTCGTTTGTAGTAATGTTAATTTCAGCAGTACCAGTACCATCTGTTACTGCAGCAAACTTTTCTGTGATAACATTGGCAATATAATTTTTTACCTCTGCATCGGTCATGGTCTGCAAACCGCTGATGTTTGCAGAAGTGATTGGGGAACCTGTTGCCTTGACCTTTAGAGGGTTCATTTTAGTTTAACCTGTTACCACTCGAGTCATAAACAATTAAATTAGTTACACGATACCAATCTACAGCATCCTGCGCAACCAATTCAACAGATGAGTATGGTGACAAATTGACACCAACATTGACAGTTCCACCGTCAATAACATCTGAGGTATTTGGATACACAACAATAGTAACTGCTGTGGTGTTGATAACCTTTATGGTCAATCCTGCTACAGCAGATGGGAGTTTTACGCCCTGACTTGCTGTTGCTGTTGTGATCATGTTAATGGTTTTTGTCAGTGCAGTTGCAGTACCTTGGGTAGTTCCTGCTGCTGTAACTGTGCCTGCAACCGATTTGGTTAGGGTTCCTGTAAGTGTTAAATCTGCAAAAGAAGGACTAGCGCCAGATTCATACTTATCTGTATTCAAATTGCTGAAGTTATCATCAACTTCAGTATTTGTCAGCGGAGTCCCCTTTACAGATCTAAGGGTAAGTGTGCTCATGCTTTATATCCTTATTTCTGTAGTATTTGTGTTAGTAAGTTTTTAATCTCAATCATTTCATTCTTAAGATTATTTATATCGTCTCCATATGATTCGATTTGCTTCATGTGTTGTTTGCGAGACTTATATGCCTGAAGAGCAGGCAGGTCATTCGAAAGTATTGCCTTCGAATGACCATCACGTTCATACTTAGTTGTATCAGTTAGTTTAATTCTTGTCATGTTATACCTGTAATGCAATCGCTCTGAGTTCTCTCACGCGAGGAATGACAGAACTATTTGTTGATAGAGGAATGACCTTTACTGCGAAACTTTTATATCCGCTGTAAGTAACACTTCCTACTGTGTATTCAAGAACTCCCGCATTTTTATTTGCGGTGGGTATGACATACTGATATTCAACATAACCAGATTTCGCCGTGGTGTTAAGAGGTAGATTTACTGTCTCCAATTCAATCCAAGCAAGATCATCAAAGTTTGAGGGATCTGTTGCTTCTTGGAATTTACCATATACCTTAACATCACAACCAACAGGAATCTGATTGCTCAAATATACCTTTAGATCTTCTGCATCTTGTCCGTCATCAAGAACAACTCTACGAGAGATATACTTAGAAGCAGCGGAACCGTTGTTTCCAGTTTCAGTAGTAGTAAGATTATTTACATCATTGGCAATTGCGATTATAGAACATTTTCTAGTATCAATTACAGGTGAAACAGTTGATGTTTGTGTCATCATACCTGCTCTAACTGTCAGAGATTTATCCCCACCCAAATCTGCCTGTTCATTTGAGTAAGAATAGATTTGTGCTTCATATGATAACTCATGCTCCTGTCCGAAATTGATTCCCTCGAACGTAGTTCCGCCCGCAATTGCGCCAGTTGCAGTTGGTGCGACCGACCAAGAAATTGTTGCAGGAGTATGATCAATAGAACCAATATTGGTTTCGAGGACATTGAGTTGCTTATTTTCGATTTCTGTGATTTCAGCATAAGATGTACCGTTACCAATAATATCAGCAGCAGTGAATGCCCCCCGATTTACTAGAATCTTACCTACATTGTATAGAGAATCATATTGTTTAACAAATCCTATATTCAACGTTACTGCTACTGCTGCAGCAGAACCACTGCCACTTGAGATGGTTAGTGTTGGATTAGTTGCAGTCGTATATGTCAGACCTGTCAACGTACCAGCAGTAGTTACAATTGCTGCCCCTCCAGAAGTTTGAAGAGTGAATCCAGTAACATTTGGCGAGGTACCAGTTACCGCCGAAACTTTGTAGATAGTTCCTGATGCGTATCCAGTAATGGTGCCTGTGCCTGCACGTGTGCCAGTAATTGTTACAGTATCACCAACAGATAGTGACGATGCGCCGCAAGTAAACTGACCAGCAGTTCCAGAAACAGCAACAGTCGCTGCCAGAGTTCCAGTCGTTGTATTGTATCCCGCTCCTGGATCTATAACTGCAACATTTGTTACTGATCCGCCTGCTATTGTTACCGCAACAGTTGCATTTGTAGTAGCACCACCACCTGAAAGAGTATGTGTAATAGTTCCATTCGTATAACCAGTACCCGCATTTGTAATATTGAAGGAGAATCCGTGGATTGTATCACCTGCCGCAAAATTGCCGTTCGTAAACGAATCGAATTTCAGGAAGTCGACGTCCATGTTTTTCATCACAAGCGAACCAACTGTATTGATTGCAAAGTTTGCACGACGTAAAGTAAACTTAATATCTTCTGCTTGCTGTGCTGTCCATGATCTATCATTGGCGGATGTGAATAGGACACCAACATGAGGTTGCTCAGAAATTCTATTCTCTGAACCGAGTTCGTTTTCGCCCAATTCAGAAACCCAAATATTATAATCTGGGTTATTACCCGCAGGAAGAAGAACAAAACAGTATTCTGTGTTGTTTTGCAGATATACTGGTGATGGGAATGTGAAGGTTGTTGCCGTTGCAGCAGTTTCACTAACCCCAACATCACCAGGATTTAGTGTGACTTCACCAAACGGAATAACTCTATTGCCAGGATACCCGTTTACCACTTCTCTTAACTGGAGAGTAATTGGTGCACTAGATGATTTGGTTCTGAAATATACATCAAGGTTGGTAACATAACAACCGAATGGCATACCTTCGACGTAGAAGGTCTGCGCGATAGGATCTCTTCCTTGAAATTGTGGTGCGCAAGGACTTACTGTGTTACAAATTTCAGGAAGTGATATTGTTTCAAAACTTCCAAAAACGAGACCACCGAAACCACCGAAACCGCCAATTTGAATTTCTTGTGCAGGCGTACAAGTTGTTACTGGTTCGCAAGGATTTGGAGTTGGAGTTTCGGCAACGGGCACGACAGGTGCGGTTGGTGTTGGTGGTGGAGTTGGTGTAATAACAGGAGGATCTTGAGAAATCGCTGGTAGAGGATCCCCGTTAATTGTTGTAGTCGTGATAACAGTATTATCAATATTTGTTATGTTATTAACCGTCGTAAATGTATTATTTACTGTTGGTTGGACAACACCAACATTTCTATCTTCTAATCTATTTTCAGTAGTAGATGTTTCAAATATTGATCTTGAATCGGAGACGTTATTAACAGTTACATTAGCAACTCGAGTTGATACAACTGTGTCTTGAACAGATTGTGACAATCCATTTGCTGACCATGTTTGCATTGACGCAGTTGTTATGAATGCATCACGATTAAATTGATCATCACAGAGGCGGAAATTCTTATCACCAGTACGGAATGTCGCTGCTGGAATTCTAAATTGTCCTACGCAAATACCTTGAGCATTTGTAATTAATGGATCACCATAAGCACCATCGATATACGATGAATATGCTGCGGGATCTGTAGGTGTTATATCCGTATTTGGATCAAAACTCAGAGGTCTGCAATGTGTCGCGACACCGATACCATCAAAGAATGGGAATACTCTTGTATTTGGTTTCATTCTTTTCGCGATAAACGTTACGACAACCGAACGCATGAACGGGATAATAGAAGTGTCCGTTACGCGAGCACCAATTCTCTGACTTTGTGTTTCAGGAGTTACTGAAAGAGAAACACCTTGGCGAGTTTGGCGCTGTTCAGTGGTAGTAGTTATAACTTGTGTTTGTTCTTGGAATAGTGTATCGCCACGTATTTGTGTATTACCAGAGACAGTTTGCGAAGATTGTCCTGTGGCAGTTCTTCCAGTTACTACATCTTGCCAATTACCATACTGAGTTCCCCATGCATCTGCCATGTTTTCCCAAGCATCATAATTTCCGTCGAAGTTTACGCTTACATCTGGTTGCAGTGAGGTATCCGTCCAGTTATCAACTGGTGGATCTAGTTCCATATTTCCGATGTAGTTAAAGAGTAACTCCCCGACACAATTTCTTGGTTTAGAGGCCGATGTATTTTCTGTCATCATGACATTGGCATACGGGAGGGTGATCAAGTCACCCGTCTTATATACGTTTGTTGAGTTAGTATAATCAAACGCCAGATCAATATTTTCAAGATAGAAGAAAGGACGCAGTTCTTTCTTCACTGGATCAATTGAGATATGATATGCACTATCAAACACATTACCGATGTTATGTCCAGTAAATGCATCAACTAGGATACCATTTTTAAATCGATCAAGACCAGAACCATCTGGTATAGACAAGTCACTAGCCGCTTTTTCTAATAGCGTCAACGATGTATAATATTCAAGACGATTTATGCGTTGTTCTAGAACACCGATGTCGCGCATAGTATAACGACGATTATCAATGGTGCGGAATGTGACACCATAATCTGGACGATTTACGCTCTTCGCAACATTAGGAGCAAGCGATGGATATGGTGGAATTGTTATGATTGCTAGTGACATTGAATTGTCAGGTTCAGCAGGAATTCCAGGAGTCAGTGATGGTGTACCATATATCGTACTGAATACACCTTCGGAGTCAATGATCAGTCGATCTGTTCTTCCGAGATAATACTCTAAATCAGTAATAAACTGTTCTGTTGGAACTGGATTTGTGATACCCACAGAAGGTGCAGTTAAGGTCGTGCTCTCAGTAGGATTAGTTGTTGCAGATCCCACAGTAGTAGAATTTGCTGCAGAATCTGCATAACGAACACGGAAATCTAAAGTATCGCGTAGGTCAAATGATTCGCCTGTTAGTGGCGATCTATAAATTGGAATATCCTGCGTCTTAATTTTTCCTGCAGTTGCGCCAGTGTTATCAATCGGATACGAATCGACAACAAAGAAAGTACCGCCCGCAGAAGCACCATCGTGAGTAAAGTAATCAAGTTTAATTACTAACTTCTTATTCGTAAGTGATGGTGCACTGGGTTTCTTGATAATTTTGGCATTGCGATATTCATTATCACGTTGACCATTATCGAGAGTAAACGAAGAAGCAATGTCTACACCAGCAGCAACTACCGCAGAATCAGAATCAGTGTTGGCACCAATAAAGATGTTTTTAATTTGATATACATCCGACAGACCCAGTGAATACGTACCAGTATTTGTTGATGGGTGAGTATTCGTATTGATAATTGCGTAACGATCTTCACGAAGAACCTTTAAGATAGGTTGCGCATTAGCAGTCTGAACATTCACATAAAGTTTAACCTGTTTTGGCGCTGCAGCAAGATCTCCTGCCAGATTAATAGTAATCGATTGCGCAGAGTTCTTTGTGAACGCCGCACCCGTAAGATTAATATTAGAACCAATCGGTCTTGAAGTCGAGTTTATTGTTGCTGCTTCCTTCATGATCATGGTAAAGTTATTATTGATGATCGTAGAAGTAAACGAATCATATGGGAAAGTTTCATCACCGCTTAGTGTAATCGTAACTCCGCCACCAATGCTCAATTCACCGTCGAATTCTTTAGTATAGATGAATGAGTTATCGGCACCTGTACTGGGAGCAATCGTTTTCGTTGCTCGAGCAGGAATTCTAAATAGAGATTTGTTGAAACTTGTTTCTTGTAGAACAGCATTGCCACCTACGAGAACAATATCGGCATGACCATCAGCAGTATCGTTATAGAAGATACCACGAACATCTTTAAAATCTCCACTTGACATTGCAATGTCATAGAGATATAGGCGATATTCTGCCGCAGCAGTTCCAACTGTTCCCGATTCATAAACAATCTGTTTTATACGAGCAGTACCAACTTGGGATCCTGCTGCTGCAGTAGCAGAAAATGTTGTTGCAGTGATTGCTCCTGCTGCTGTACTGCGAAGACTGACTGTATCGCCAGTGTTTAAATCCCACATTCCGCAGAATTCATCTACGAGAATATAGTTACCATACGCAGTACTAATTGGAATTTCTTGTTGATTGACTGTTGTCAGTCCCTTTGGAACAACAACGTATTCTGTTTGGAATGTTTCATGCTCATACCCACGAACATATGCCTTACCTGCTTCAAGACCGATAGCAAGAAGATCTTTACTGCCACCACGTGCTGGATCGACAGTGTTTAGTTCTTTCAAACCATTGTTACCATCAACATTAAGATGCTCTTTAATCAGAACAGGGAATTGTCTTACTGCATAGTTACCCGACTCATCATATGTGCGTCTCGCCATGTTCTTGCCGAGTTCGCCATAAATATTTGTAGTATAAACTCGTTGGACTTCTCCACTTATGATTTCAACCAATTGGTTAAACGTGGGAGGAATTGTGTCAGTTGATTCATATGCAACAAGAGTGGTTGTAACTTGGTATCTGTCGGCACCAGGAGCAGCAAAGTTGAAGGATCCTTCAGCAGGATCTTGAAGAGTGTTATCATCTTCAGGCGAAACAGTGCTTTCTACGATCTGGAATCCAACCTTTACAGATGGTAGGTTAGAATACTTAGAAAGTATGATTGTTTGTGTTTCGTGGTTGACGAATTTACCATCAATATACACAATACCATCATCAACAGTCAACGCAGAAGCAAGACCCCAGTAACTGTTTGTTGGTTCTGCTTCATCATATGTGGTATCGACAACAAATGTATCACCGTTTCTTCCTGCAGTTGTAGAAGTTACATTAAGAGTTTCGCCCCCTGTGAAGTGAACCGCTGTTGTAGATCCATCACCACTTGTATAGCGAAGATATAGTGTTTTCAAGTCAGGAGATTCTGCTTGAGTGCCAGTTGCTGTATCTAGAATTACTGCAGTGATTCCTGATGTTGCACCAGTTACAGTATCACCAACATAGTTTGCTAATTCGTCATTGACCACTCCAGCATCAAGGATCTTAACGAATGCTCTTTGAGAATCCAGTTTGAATTCACAACCTTGGACGACCGAACCATTCTTAAAAATATGGTTTCCGAATTTACCGACCTGATCTTGCAGAATAGACTGTAGGGAAGTCAGTTCTCTTGCTTGAACAGCATATCCTGGTCTAAACAGAATTCTATTGTAGTTCTTTACGATCGCACCAGTCAATGGATCTGTAGTATCATCATAATACGGTGAGACGTTTAAATTCAGTGCCATGTTTTATTTTCTCTCTAAAACTTTAGAATTGCTCTAATTTTCTCTACCTGATCTTCTTGACGAACAATAAATTCTCTGTTATCCAGATATATAATTTCGCCTGTTTTGTTGTCAATTTCAGGTTCTACCACACTATTTATAGTCAATCCAGTCAAGGATTGGTCAACATTAGTGAGTATACTAGAAGATGTTATTAATGGAATTATAGGAAGAAGGTATATACTTTCTAAAGATCCATTGTTATTAGCATCAACTTTTTGGACAACAATAAATTTACCGCCACTGTCAGTTGTAATCACATCATCCAAGGCATAACTGGCAGGAGATGAAGTATTAATAACGTAACAGCAGGTTCCCGTGGAAGCTTGAAAATTATTATTAGTATCAAAAATTAATGGATTTTTCACTAATCCGATTTGTCGAAAATCATTATTCAGGAACAGATCAGCAGTGTCATTTGTTAAATTAACAGAGAATCCAACATTAGTTGCAAACAGTTCTTTTTGTGCATTTGCACCATGACCTGCTCTTGGTGAAATAACTGCAATTAAACTAGCACCAGTTCCTTCTGCACCCGTAATGGTAATATCAGCAAAGGTATATCCAGTACCACGATTTGTTATGGTAATTGAAAGAATTGCTCCATCATCTGGATCAATTTCTAGTGCTGCTTCTGCACCAGAACCATCACCAATTATTGAAAGGGTGGCGTCGCCTTCTACGTAATCGATACCACCAGAAATAATTTCTATGCGATCAATTGTTCCTGGAATAGCAGCATTCTCAACGTTTTCTTGTGCAGTACCAGACTCGGTAGCACCCAATGTTACAGAAGCCGCAGCGCCAGATCCACCACCGCCTGAAAATGTGATGTATGCAAAACTATAACCTTCACCTGGAGTTGTCAGAGTTATAGCAGTAACCAGACCAGCACTAACAGTAGCAGTTGCGACTGCACCAGAACCATCACCATTTATGATAACGGTTGGCGCAGTTTCATATGAAGAACCAGCATTAGTGATAGTAATAGTATCAATCTGACCGTTGACATCAAATTCGGGATCACCAGAACCTGCAATCTTTCTCACGGGAATATATTCTGGCGTAAGAAACTTAATTTTGTCTGATGCTTCAACCTTAAACATAAACTTCCAAATATATCCATCTGCTGTTTCAATTGCAGAAGTGGAAGTTCCTGTGGGTTTGGTAGTGCTTTGTGCATTACTATTATTGAAGATACATTTATAGACGTGATCATCATCAGTCAGTACATAAAATTCTGCATCTTTGAGCGATGCAGCACCACTGTTTGCAGTATATACCTCATCATCAGGATCTAGTTCGCCGTACTTATCATCATACTGATCATATACAGTTCCAGATGCCCAATTAATTCTAGGAATCATAAGAACTGTGTCGCTTGATTGGATACGTTTAACGAACAGCATGTTTCTACTTGACGTGCTCGCATAACGCACAGAATCCACTGGATCTTCAGGTGATTCTTCATCACCCCACTCAGTTGTTCTGCCTACAAAGAAATAGAAGAAGTCGTTCTCGTTGTAAATATCACGATAAAGACTTCTTGCTATTTCTGTGCGACCTGCTGATCGTAGAAGAAGTGTCATGTTATATTACGAGATCGTAACCGTCCAAGTGATTGTCATGCTGTCTGACGCACCCTTGTTGATGACAGCAAATTCAGTGCGGCAAAGCATTGTTCCGCTAGTCAGAGCATTGAAGATACCTGCTTCAGTAACAGCACCAGTACCTGAACCAGCACCAAACGTCGCAACATATTCAATTGCGTTTGCTGTTACAGTTGTTGAAGTCAGAGCAACACGTGCACCAAGTGCAGTTTCAAGAGCAGTATCACCTGCTGCTGGATTTGTTGTGCCTGATCCAACACCCATGTGCGACATAGCAGAAAGAGTTGTATCTTTCATGCGCGAAGCAATATATGCAAGACCAGTGTTAACAACAAGGTTAGGAACAGTTACTTCTTGCGTAACATTACCTGCTTCGTCGCGAAGAACGATATTTAGTTCGCCCTTAGTACCTTTTACGTTTTCGATTAGTTTCATTTGTTTTACCTTCTTCTTAGTTAAAGTATGTTACTTGACCAACATAGTCCGAACCGAAGTCACCATCAACATAGTCTTGTGTGTTCACAATACCATCTTCAGTGACTGTTACTGTTTCGAATAGTCCTTTAAGTGTATTTATAAGCGATTGTTCAGTAGCAGCAATAGAATCTATCGTTGCAGAGTCATTCGCAACAATTAATAATTCAGTCGCACCTGCATTATCAGTTTTAACCAGATATGGAATTATACCAACTATATCAGTTGATGTAACGGAATCAGTCAAATATTTATACAGATGATTGGTAGATGTTTCCGCCGCAGTCGCCGCATCTACCTGATCAGGTTTTTCGATTCCAGCAATGGCATACTCATTAGTTATCACAGAGTCGGCAAAGGTTCTGTAATACTCTACAGTTCTACCAAACGATTCGGTTGCAATAACAGCATCTTCACCTGCTATATGTTCGAATGTAGTTCCGCCGACGGAAACATAATAACCAAATGGCATTCCAAACCCAGAAACAATAGTAATAACACCTTCACTATTGATACTAATAGTCATAGTATAAAGACCGCCACCACTGGTTATTTCAAAAGTAGTACCATAAAGTGCGCTGGCATTATCAAACGGAGTAACATAAGAAGGTGTTATTACTTTCGAAACTGCAAATACATTTGCTTCAGAAGCCGTTGCTGCATCAGCAAGAACCTTCGCGAAATCAAATTCAGTAGTATCTGCTGAAACATAATTTTCATCAAAGAAATCTTCGGCGTATGGATCTTGCAGGAAAATTGTTTCTTGTAGAACCTTATCAAAATCAGTAATTGCATTTTCGGCAGTAATTGTTGTTTCGTTTACTTCTCTGACATATTGAACAACACGATCGAACACATCCAGTGTTTCTGTAGTATCATCTTCGGTTCCATAGATACCAACAGTAAAATCAAGAGATGCTATATCTGCTACTGTAGCAACATCAGATAAAACCTTAAAGACATGACTACTATTTACATCTACTACTGTTGCAGAGTCAGTAAGAACTTTGATGAAGTTCACTGCGAAGTAGAATTCGTTATTACGAGTAATACCACCCGAAGCAGTAAGTTCTTCAAGCACAAACTCATAGATATGTAGAGGTTGTATTGGTGTTGTAATGAATTGATTAAAGTCAACCGTCTGCTCAATGGTAAGTTCACCAAAGATAGCAGTACCTGCTGGGTGAGTAGTATTTTTTACAATATCCAACCATTTATTGGATGGAACATTTGAACGAATCACATATGAATAACTCTGGTAGTAGAAGTTATCTTGTAGTCTGTTGACATTTGACAACATACCACGTGAGTCTTTAAATCTACCTGTCTTGACGTTTACTGCGCCCGTAGTGAATGATAGAGTAGCAGTGCACCCTAATGACGATTCAATTATCGCAGTGAATGTTTCGCGCTCAAAGTCAAATCCTGTATCGAAAATACTAACTACAGTTGGACAACCATTGGCATTAACTGCATCTATTCTAATAGACGCCTTATTATCTCTACCAACAAGAGTATATGGATTTAATCCAGAATCAGTTTCATTATACTTGTTTAAGAAATATTCTGAGGCATCATTTTCAAAATCAATTGTGTATGAACCAACTGAACCAGATTCATCGATAGAGTAAATATCTCCAACTGTAAATCCGCATGGTGGTGTTCCGTCGCAGTCAATAACAGCAACAGTTTCTAGTTGACGAACAACATAACCATATAAGGTTGTCGTAGTTCCAGAAACAATCTCAATCTTAGTTCTTATTGCTTCAGTAGAAAACGTAACAGCAGGTGCCGTTGAATATCCAGATCCACCGTTTGTGACTATTACGTGTGATATTTCACCAGTGTCTGTAAGGATTGTTCTAGCGACTGCAGTTGTTACACCCTCTAAGTCCGTAGTGAATTGCACTGCAGGTGTTGCAAAATATCCGCTACCACCATCAGTAACAGAGGCGTGCAATAGTTGACTCCCTGAACCCACAATGGTAAGATCAACAGCTGTGCCAAGCGTAGCATTTCCTGCACTCGTAGCAAGTTTGATTGTATTAACATCAACCACTATGACAAAGTATACACCATAATTGGTAAGACCAGTTACAATTGTCCCACCATTTTTGTCATAGATAACCACATCACCTGTAGAATACCCATGAGAAGGAACAGTAATAGTATTGCTCGTTAAGTTAATACCTGTTGCAGTCGCATACGTCAAGCCTGTTAACGTACCAGCAGTAGTTACGAGTGGAACATTAGATTGAGTGGTTAACGTAAATCCAGTAACATTTGGTGATGTACCAGTTACCGCAGAAACTCTATATGTGGTTCCTGTAGTGTATCCAGTAATAGTGCCTGTGGTCGTATATGTTAGACCTGTTAACGTACCAGCAGTAGTTACAATTGCAGCATTAGATTGAGTAGTTAGAGTAAATCCAGTAACGTTCGGCGACGTCCCAGTTACGGCAGAAACCTTATATGTTGTTCCTGTCGTATAACCAGTGATTGTAGCAGTACCGCCTTTAGTACCAGTG